TCTCCCACCTAACCCGTCCCGTTTACCCCCCTGTACCACCTTTCTTGAGGAATTTTCTTAGAACTCTCTTAGGAGAGTCCTTATCAGTGTCTATAGGATAGTTCAAGGTTATCAATCATAATAGTATCCCTTATCAACTATATAGGACGCATCTTATCAACTATATTATCAGTTGTCTACACCTTTCTTAATATATTTATATAGAACATCACTCGGAGAGTGTATAGTGCTAGGAAGATCGCTAGGGAATCACTAGGAAGATCACTTATCAGCTATCTTATCAACGTATATCAGAAGGTTCTAGGTTCTTTCTCTGAACGTCTGTATTGGTTCGGGAGCTTGCCTCTATGTTCTTTCAGTTTATGCCTCTATGTCGTTCTAGTGCCTCTATGCATTTCTATCTATCACTATGCTCTATTGTCTTTCTATGCATCCGCTCTATATGTATTCTCTATATCTCTATACATAGTTATATCTTAGTACTTGCCTCTTATCATCCTTATCATATCTCTTATCACTATTCTTATCTATATTCTTATTACTTTCTTATATGGTTCTTATCTATATGTTCTTATCAGTATTTATATAATATATTCTTATATTAATATTTATTAGAAGTTTTATCGTAGCTCTTATTCTATTCTATTCTATTAGTGCAACTTCAAATATTATCTATATATATTAACAACTTAGCATACCCCTGAAAACGTATAGTAATAGGTATAGAAGTATTAGTATTGATTAATTTATGATCACATGAATAAATAATTTATAGAAAGTGCTTGACGTATAAATTCTAACGTATTACTATGCACTCATACCAAGCGATGATGAATCTCTTGAGTTACTCTTTAAAGTATTTATTCATTAGTTCTTATCAGTGTACTAACTCAACAAGGTAATACACTATGATACGTTTACTATCTCATTCTTATTGGTATGGTTCGGCTTCTTATAGTTGGGTAACACATAGCTTTAATCAACGAGTTTACGATGGTATCTGTACCGAGTTTGAAATGTATATCATGGATGACTTCGGTAATCTTGTACTAGTTTAATAGCTAGTACACTGATAAGAATTAAATTGAATAAATATGAAATTAAGTGTTGACAACGAAATCAAATAAGATTAAGATGACAACCATAGCAAACGAGCTAGGCTAGAGACAGAAGCTTTATAGGTAGAAGTCGAAGGTGAATCGTAAGGCAGTAGCAAGCCGTTAATGATGTAATGTGCTACATAGGCGGTGTAGGGTAAGCCAGAACAAATTACCTGAGCGGTGAATCCCGTCCTCTAGCCGATATTAGAGGGATGTACTAAGTCCTTTAAGGATAAACTTATTACACAAGTAGTAGTAGTAAGCTCTTATCGAACTAGGCTTTAAGGCGTTAAGTCTTTAATTAAATCCACTATCTATCTTATGCTTGAGCAATACGTAAGACTCATTAAGACCTTGATAGATAGTTAAGGATTTATATAGTTGTATTGGCTGCACTTGCAATCGATACAACGCTTATAAATCTTTCTAACCACAACTACCGTAAGGTGAACACTATGAATCTATTAACTACTGTTGAAGATATTAACAAAGCAATCGCATCTATCTCTAAACGCGGTAAGCAATTAGACAACGACATTCACGTTGCTGGTGTTAGTTGTCTTAAGCACTGTGATGCACACGGTGATAGCACTTTGTTGGATAAGTTAGTTCAAGCTATGCCTAAAGGTTCACGTAAAGCAGCGTTCTGTGAATGGGCTTTAGCGTATGGCAATGTACGTATGCTTAACCGTGAGAACAAAGCTGATAAAAGTGCTATTGAACAAGGTCGATTGTTCGCTAAGGATAAGTCTAAAACGTATGATGAAGCAGGTGCTATTGCTAACCATTGGGTAGATTTTAAACCTGAGCCAGACCTGTTGACGACTTTTGATGTGCATGCTCAAGTGGCAGCACTTATTAGCAAGTACAATAAAGCGATTAATAAAGGCGTTGATATTGAAGGTAAAGCGGATGCAGCCAAAGAGTTGCGTACTTTGTTAAGTCAATTGGAAGTAGAGGCTTAGTATGGAACCTACTATTAAACAACTGCAAGACACTATTGCACAACTTCAAGAAGCGTTAGTGAATTGGAACTATGTTGTAGCACAAGATGGTGAGTCAGTTCAATTACCTATCACTAAAAAGATGGTGCATCCACAACGTGGTTTATGTTTCGCCTTCTTTAGTGGTTATCCTGCTTGGTTTGTTGATGAAATGTGGGATCAGTTAAAGAATCCAGAAGGTACGTGGTTATATCCTGTTGGAGGTCGGGAAGAGTTCTATAGTGATCCTATCCGATGGGCTAACCCTAAACGTAAGGAATTAGCTGAACGATGTGTCCCGTACTTACAAGCTAAACTTGAGGCTGCATTGCTTAAGGAAGGTGGTGGATGTTCTTAGGATTACCTTATCACTTCTGGTACGGTGCATGTTTAGCTATACTCGTTGTTATATTAGCTGAGATTGCAGCACGACAAAAGGATAAACACTATGACGGATCGTAAATACGACTACCAATCACATGCACACATACCTAGATGGGTTACTGTGAAGATTGTACCTTATCAAATGTCTAAGGTTGTTATGCTTAAGTCGTCTATCCATACAGACTGGAAAGATTATCGGACACTCAGTCCTAGCTATTCGGATGATTGGTTAGATCATGAGATATTAAATGATAATGACTTTCTCAAACATTTGGAGCGCTTTAAATGACAATACTTGAACAAGTCTTTGTATTCTCTTTATGTATCGCTGCTGGATGCTTCTTATCTTATTTAATCTGTAAGGATTGTTAATATGTCACATATAATCTATGGTGCCGAACCTATTATGGCTGTAATTGCACAGTGTCTTGAAGAGACCTTGTTATTACAACAAGGACAGTACCCTATACACTATTCAGCTAATGCGGAAGAAGTTCCTAATACAGGTAAACAAGTGCATGCTATGTGGTTATGTGCTAAGAACTTTGGTTCGCCTTTCCTTGTGTATAGCGGTGCTAACGATGCAGATAAGTTATATCTAAGCCCACAAGTAAACTTACTGTACCGTGCTGTACATGATCATGACCACGCCTTTGCTTATGAGCTTGGTCGTGGTACAACTAAATATGAAGATGAACGCTATCTTAACTGTCTAATGGCTAAACGATGCTACGAGTTCGCTTTAGCTAATAATGATATTGTGTTAGCTATGCAAGTATTCTTTATAATGTACCATGATACTGTAGGGCAAGTAGAGTACTTTAAAGAAAAGGGTACTTTCTGCGAAGATCAACGTGCTGAAACAACACGCAGACTAGACGAGTGTGCAGGTTATCGTGCATTAAAACAGGGTCGTACTCGTGTTGCTAAAGCGTATATGTTAGGTTATATGGGGCAATGTGGGTTATGAAAGGCGTACTTACAACTGGTTTATTCTGCTTAACGTATGTGGTGTTATCTGCATACGAGTGGTTAGCTACTCCGAGTAAAGAAGAACATGGGCATACTTGAGTGGTTGTTTGTGATCCACTACTTTGTAGGTGCAGCGCTATGTTTCTCTACATGGGCGCTACCTATAGCTAATAAGTGGAAATGTATTATTCTATTCTATTTCATTCTAGCGATACCCGTGCTTAGCTGGTTATCCGAAAGTAAATTAAGGTGATGTTATGGACGTAAGACTTCAACAAGTTATTGAACAGTACAAAGATAAGACCACACCGATTCGCTTGTTCTATATGGATGGTGATGGTACTGATTGGTTGGAAGAAAGTGGTTGTATCGGTTATGTTATTTATCCACAAGGTGCGGTATCCGCTCATGACTTTGAGTTAGTAGGTGCTGGGACCGTACTACACAATGCAATTGGTAAGGTTGTTGATGTGCAGACTGGACGTGTTCTATATCAGCATGGGAAGTACCAGAATCCAAACTTAGTTGTGTTCGGTAGTCACCTACATGGTTGGTCTGTAAAGACTCCTGACGGACGTGTGGCAGCGTTCTATCGCACAAAAGGACCAGCTACACGCTTAGCTAACTACTTAAACGGTGTGACTAACTCTATCTAGTATATTTATAGCAGCATTCTAATGGATGCTGTTAGTAAGTATTCTAATATTCTCAACAACTCTAAAGGAGTTAAACAATGACTAAACGTAACGCTTATCCTGTTGGTAAATTTAATAACGTAGAGTGGATCGGTAATCCTATCTATAACCATAAAGTAGAGCAGGTACTCCGTGCTGTGTTATTAGGTGAGTTTAGCACATTACGTATGGAAGGTAATAATATCCACGCTGTAAGTGGTGGTTTTACTTATCATCAACAACCTACGGACCATGTTCGTGTAGGTAAGAGTACTGTACGTGGTTGGTGTTTCGAACCTACAACGAACAGCTTCTTAATTCGTTTAGGTATTAAACCAAGTGCTTTGTTATTACGCTTAGCCCAACAGCATCTTAACGGAGTGATGCTATTACGTGAACAAGGTGAGGACCTATTCATCCCATTCGCTGCATTATACCAAGCTGCATACCTAGCAGTATTTAAACCTGAGCTACTTAACAAAGAACTCAATGAGTATGTTAGTAAACATGGTACACCTAAACATTTCGCTGTAGAAGTAAAAGGAGCTAAATAAGATGACTACTGAAAACAAATATCCTGATTTCTGTGTTGCTAACTATTCACCTGAACACCTCAAAGCTACTAAGAAAGTGTTAGCGGACTGCGGTATTATGTTACGTTACATGATACCGAAGGAAGATTATAAACCGAAGTATGACCCTGATAACCCTAAAGGCATTCGAGTTAAAGGTAACGTTGCTACAGTGTGTGTTACCGATGGTGGTTTTGAACAAGCTAAGGCAGGGACTCCACTCACAATCAAAACTCGAAACATCTATCGGCATGTAGGTAAACTAAATATCTTTGATAGTGCTGAATTAACAGACTATTCACCGAATGCTAAGGTTATTGAACTTAAGCCGATGGTCGAATATAACCCATTCAGTGTAAAGACTTCACTGTTTAAGAAGTTCTTAATTACCCTTAAGGCTATCATCAATCACTTTCGTTAATAGGTAGAACATGACAATTAAAGGTTATAGCATTACACAAGCTTATGTTGATGAGCTTCAAGAACTAACTAACTATGAACAGCGTAAGCGTGAACAACGTGAGCGTAAGAATATTGTCAAGGAGCGTAAGCTAGATCGTCGCTCTAAGCGTGAGGCTAAACGAAATGCATGGGTATAAATATGCAGTAGGTGATCGGGTTTATCGTAGTCGTGGGAACTATGCACATAGTAGATTACCACGAGGTAGTAAAGGTACTGTACTAGGGCATAATGGTGGGGATGTAGTTCCAGTACGGTTCGACAATGGTTTGAGATGGTACTGTGATATTAATTTTATTAAACCTTTAGTGAGGGTAGTTGGATGAAATTCGGTAAAGTTAAAGTAGGTATGCGTGTTCGGGTAGCACTCAATTCGACAGGGAACTCTTTCGAATACGCTTATCGTGGTCGGGTAGGTACTGTTACTAAGAAAGAGAGTGCTGAGTATAATCATAAGATTGGTAATTACCGTCCTAAATTCTCAGTTCGTGTTCAATTTGATGATGGTTCCACAGATTGGGGTTCTGCATTAAACTTGGAGGAAGTTAAAGATGAAGCGTGAAAATTGTGTTGCAGGTCAGTGTGTTCAGGTTAAGAAGAAGGAACAAGATGACAGTTGGTTCCAACACCGTTATCGTGGTCAATTTGGTGTTATTCAACATGTGGATGATGACGGTGATGTACATGTCGAGTTCGGTGATGGTTCTATAGATTGGGGCAAGCCTCACGAACTTAAGAAGGTGAAAGGAGATGCTTCATAGCAGTGAATGGTTGGATCAAGCAAAGGCTGTACCACTAGGACAGAAGCGTCGTGTGTATCATGGTGCAGAATGTACTAAGGCGATGGATGTTTACAACAACTTAGACAGTTGGTCATGTTGGTGTCACCGTTGTCATGAAGGTGGTAAGGTCTGGAAAACACACTTAGCTAGGGAGACATTAGTTCAAGCACCTACCATTAAGCACTTCTTGAACTATAAGCAGCTATGTACGCTTACAGAATTAGCGGAGAAGCACGAAAGTAAGTACAGCCGTATGGTTGTACTACTCCAAAGCAAAGGTGTCTCTACGACGATTCTACAGCCATATAGACCTATGTATAATTTAGAGGATGATCGGTTAGTATTTAGCTTCGAAGGTGTTGACATCGGTAGAGATTGTACTGGTGTCTCACCTATGAAGTGGTACAAATACTATAAAGAAAATCCTAAGAGCTTTGTGTACTTGCAAGGCAAAAATCAATTCGATACACGAGAGCCTGTGGCTGTTACTGAGGATTTGTTTTCAAGTATGAAGATAAAACATTACTCAGGTTGCAGTGTGATGTGTTTACTAGGAACTAATTTTGAAGATGAAAAGCTTAACTTCTTGTCGTCACGTAAGCCAGTTCTCGCATTGGATGGCGATCTTGCAGGACAAACTGCTGAAAGGCTTATTAGTAATCGTCTTAGTCTTTTTGGCGTACCTTATTTACGGGTAAATATCCCTGATGGGTATGATCCAAAGGATTTAAAACCTAACGAAATCAAACAATTATTTGGAGAAATCTGATGTTATACAACGGTATTAATATTGACGTAAACGCTGAACAGCATAAGGTTATTGTAGACTTCCTAAATAGTCAGGATAATCAAGGTTTTGAAACCTTTATGCCTTATGGTTCTGATGGTGCTAACGTGGAGATTTGGTGGGATAGTTTATACCAACATCCTGAGTTCTCAGGTATAGATGGTCCAAGTCTGAATGCGGATGGTAGTCGTAATATCGTGACAGAAGGTAGTTACGATGCTAAATCCCCTGATGACTTTATTAACGCCTTTAACCATTGGAAAGAACATGGTGTACTTGACTCTGAGGTATTTAAGTAATGGCTATCTTTCGTGTTGTACCTAAGACACCTGCTGAGTGTAATCAATTAGTTTCTGTGTTGCATTCTAAAGGGTTAGAATATGAACCGCATTACAGTTCTAAACCAACTAGCATTGTTAAACCTAACGAACCCCTGTGTATCTGGACAAACTGTAACACGTATGAAGCCAACCGTGATGACGATTTCCCACACTGGGCACAAACAATTACTGTAAACCAAGTATACAAAGTATTGAATAATTAGGAAATTTTATGTCTGACCGTGAACCAATTGATCGGAATGTGTTACATGCACTAAGTGATAAGAAGCGTTTCGATCTTCTTTATACATCTGTACCTAAAGACATGTTAGACGCTAATACAGTCCGATTACTGGATTGGTTTGGTGTTTACTTTAAGGAGTATCCTGAGCATCAATATGTAGATTGGTCTGCATTTGATACGCTGGTGAAACTTAAAGGTAACATGACGAAAGAGCAAATCACTGCTATGGCTGCGCTAACTACTTTGTTACGTAAGCCAGTGAGTGAGGATATTATCAAGAGTACTTGCGATAACCTTGAAGTGCTACGGTATGAAGGTGAAGTCGGTATGATCCTGAAACGCTTCCAGAGTGGTGAGGAGATCGACTTAGCAAGTGAGCTTGAGGTAGCTACCCAAACACACAAACAACGCGTTACAACGCAAGTAGAAGCGCTATGGTGTGATACAGATATTGCAGAATTAATCGACTTATCTGCTGATGATAGTGGTTATAAGTTCGATTGTTTACCAGACGTTATCTGTGATGATCTTAAAGGTGTAACTGCGGGTAAAAATATTGCACTAGCTATGCCTACCAACGCAGGTAAAACATCCCTGTTCTGTGCGATTGCTAAATCATTTGCAGTGCAGCATAAGGACTTGGTAGAGGCTGGTGAGGCAGAGTTCCAGCCTATCTTGTACTTGATCAATGAAGGTACAGCAGAGGACATTATGCCTCGTGTATATAGTACAGTGCTTGGTGTTGATAGCAGTAAGCTGTTCGAAATGCGTAAAGAGTTAGGTGGTGACGGTTTACGTGAAGCTTATAAGAAAGTAGTTGGACGTATTGATGCTATTCGATTAGTGAATATTCATGGTGCTACAACTGCTGATGTTAATAAGTTAATCAGTAAACATAAACCATTCTGTGTAATCACAGACATGACTGGACGTATTCGATGTGTAGGCGCTCAAGCTGCTAATGATGTACAGCAGTTAGAAACGGTATGGGATACGATGCGACAGTTCGCAGCGATTCATAAGATGATTCATATCGGAAGTATTCAGGTGAGTGCTGAGGGTATGGACATGTTATTCCCGCCACTATCTGCATTACAGAACAGTAAAACAGGTGTACAAACTACACTTGACTTAGCCATCTTTGGTGGTGCTTGGATGCAACCTACAGAGGATATTGAGTACCAACGTGGTATCAGTACACCGAAGAATAAACTTAAACGTGCAGGTAAGAAGTCGTATCTCAAAGCTGAGACATTCTTTAACCCTGACTTAAACACTTGGAAATAATTATGAATAGATTTAAAGTTGGTGATCAAGTTCGTTGTTGTAACTCTTTCGGTTGTGAAACTCTCCGTAATGGTAGAGTTTACACAATCACAATAGTCCGAGATAATACAATCGGATTAGATAATGGGTTCGGTACATTCTACAATGCGAATCGTTTTGTACTATTTAAAGCAGGTAAACAAGAGGTTAAGGAAATGAAACAAGAACAACGAGTTATCGCTACACGTTTAGCAGGTGGTTCTGACCTAGTTATCGGGCATAGTTATGTAGGTGTATGGCATCAATTAGCAGGTGTTGTTACTATCGCAGAGCAGAATTATCACGACAAACACTTCTCTTTTGAAGCTGCACTTACACCTGAAAAAGTATTCGAAGCTATTCGAGCAGGTGAAACTTTAGAGCTTTTCAACAGTATTCAACAGGATTGGCAACGGATTGAAAATCCTCGTTGTTTGAGTTATGGTGGTATTGAGAGTGGTATCTTCCGTATCGCTAAACAATATATTGATTTCTTTGGACATAAAGTACCTGCACCTATTAAAGATGGACGTAAGCATGCTGGTGATTTCTATGGCGTAAGCTTTAGTAAGAACAGCGTATACCGTTGTGGTAAACAACAAGCCATTCAGAATATAGATGATGGTAATGCATTCTATTGGGCTAGTGAGCAAGATGCCAATATTGTTCGTAAACTTATTCGTCAACCATTTACTAACAAGACAGAGGTTCCAAACGTATGAGTCATGATCTAATCGAGGAGTACTTAGCTAAGACTAAGAACCCTGTGCAGCTTGTCAAGCACTTTGATGAAGTACCTGAGAGCAAAATTGCATACCCTTTAATTGGTCAGATTAAATATGATGGTGTTTATATCCTGATCGTTATGTATAACGGTATGCCTAAAGCTTACAGCCGTACAGGTAAGGAATACTACCGAGAGCTTTACGAAACTGATTACTTCATGAGTATCTATGGTTTAATTGATGGTGTTTACATAGGTGAGCTGGTTGCACCTACAATCACGTTAGAGGAACTTTCTGGCTTAGTAAGTACTAACCGTAAGGCAGAGTGGGGAGCAGCCGATATAGAGGCAATGGATCAAAGCTACGTGATGTTACACGATTACTTGCACTTTGATGAGTTCTTAGCTGGCGGTTCTGTGCGTTATTATACTGACCGCTATGCGGAGTTATCACGCATCTTAGAAATTGCTCTATGTAGTCTATACCGTGTAGATAATGCAATCATTAGTTCTAAAGAAGATGCTGAGCAGTACGCTGATACACATATTAAGTTAGGTCATGAAGGTGCTGTGTTTAAGCAGGACCTTGATTGGGTAGCAGGTCATAAAGGTTATCGAGCAATGAAGATTGTTCGTGGTATTCATCTTGATCTACTTTGCGTAGGAGTTGAGTATGGTAAAGGTAAACGTGCAGGTCAAATTGCTAAGCTTAAATTCGCTTACAAGGGCAATGTGTTCTCCGCTGACTTGGGTAAAGGGTGGGATGACAAGAAAAGAATCATCCTCACACGACTATACGAACATCAGAAAACGTTAAGTCCAGAGCATACTTGGGTTCCCGATATTGATGGTACACCCATTATCGGTTCAATATGGGAAGTTAAAGCACTTCAAGAATCAAGTACAGGTAAGGCATTACGATTACCTAAAGTGGTTCGTGTACGTGAAGATAAGGAGGAACCTGATGCTTGAATGGTGGAATGCTCTTGAAGGTGGCAACAAACACTACTGTTTATATCTGTAGTAGTGTTCCTAATTAGTCGTTAATTGGGTACTGTAAGTAACTGATTTAGTAGTTAGTTATTTGAAGTTGTACTAATAGAAGGAGATATAAATATGATATTAAATATTATAATATAACTATAATAATATACATAAGTAATATTATAGTATTCTTATTTATACTTCTTCTTACAAATATACTTAAAGGTAAATAATATGGAGGTACTATGCTAACCGACTGTATAGATCATGGTAAAACTAAATCACTAAGTCCCGAAGGTTATGTTATGGTACTTAATCCATATAAGAAACCTAGAATTAGTAGACTACATCGCATTGTATACTGTCAGTCTAATAATATACATATGCAAGATATTGAAGGTTTAGTTGTGAGGCATAAGTGTGATAACCCTAGATGTGTTAATCCTGAGCATTTAGAGATCGGCACACTTGCGGATAACAATAAAGATCGTGCTAAACGTGGTCGATCTGCTAAGGTTGTACCTTCGAAACATAAGCTTACTACTGAGGATATATCCACTATACGTAGTAGGTACATTAAAGGTAAAGCAGGGAAATATAACCCTAATGGCTATGCTGCATTAGCTAAGGAATATAACGTAGATGAGAAAGTTATATACAACGTTGTAAAACACAAAGGTAGATATGCATGAAACATAATTGGATTATTCTGGATTTTGAGGTGGAGAACTATGAGTACTGTGGTTCTTTAGCAAGTCCGCATTGCCCTGAGAACTATGTAGTAGCTGCTGGTTGGGCGTGTGATAATGGTTTAGTTAAATCTGAATATTATACGGAACCTGATCAATGGGTAGCATCTACAGCATTTGATGAAGACTTATTAAACTCTAAGGTATTAGTAGCACATAACTTATCTTTTGAGTTACATTGGTTACTTGCAACTAAGTTTGAACTTATTAAAAAATTCTTAAATAACGGTGGTCGTGTATTCTGTACGCAATATGCAGAGTTCTTAATTACACATCAAACTGAAATGTATCCTAAGCTTGAAGATTGTTCTGTTAAGTATGGTGGTACTAAAAAGATTGATGCGGTTAAGTTACTTTGGGAACAAGGTTATAAGACTTCTGAAATCGACCAAGCATTATTAATGGAATACTTAGCTGATGAGCATAGTGGTGACGTAGCGAATACACGTCGAGTATGTTTTGCTCAGGTAGCGTACATGCAAGAAGTCGGTATGTACGAAATGGCTAAGATGCGTATGGATAGTTTATTGTTTAATGCTATAGCAACGTATAACGGCTTGTACGTAAACATGGATGTAGCTAAGAAGAACATGGATGAGCAATACAAACGTATTGCAGAGTTACAAGAGGATGTTCGTAGTTATCTACCGAAAGATTTACCTGCTGAGTTAGAGTTCTCATTCACTTCTGGTTATCATATGAGTGCATTCTTATTTGGTGGTACGATTACCTACGATAAGAAAGTTCCTTACGATCCTCCTAAGTTTGAACAAGTTGAAGCTTATCAATTAACTTATGAAGATGGCTCGGTTGATTATGTAGAAGCTGAGGCAGTCACGGATATTGCAGAGTTCGAAGAGACTCGTATATGTGTTGTGACTCGTTATAAGGCTGGTAAGAATAAAGGACTACCTAAAACATTTAAGATTGATTCTGATGTGGAGAAACTTAAATGGGGTAAAGGAACATACCGCTTTGAAGGTTTGGTAAACTTCAATGAACTACCTAAGCATGTATCCGAGCAGTTCACAGGTGATCGTGCAGAGTTCAAAGGTAAGCGTGTACACACAGCTTGTGGTACTCCTGTGTATTCAACAGGTGATGATGCTTTAGATTTAGTAGCTAACTTCACAGAAGCAGCACAGCCGTTACGTGACATGAAGAAGTTAATCAAAGATACCACGACATATTATCTTGTTGAAGATGCTAAGGGTAAGCAGTCGGGTATGCTTCAATATGTTGAACCCAATGGAATCATCCATCACCAACTAAACAACTGTGCAACCGTTACAGGTCGCTTATCAGGTTCTCGACCGAATATGCAGAACATTCCCCGAGATGGGACATCTAAAGTTAAACAGATGTTCGAATCGCGTTTCGGTAAAGAAGGACGTATTGTTGAGGTCGATTACTCAGCACTTGAGGTCGTAACATTAGCTAGTATCTCAGGAGATAAGAACTTACTTCAACAGTTGATTGATGGTACAGATATGCACTGCTATCGTTTAGCAGGTGCTTTAGGAGAAGATTATGAAACTGTGTTTGAGAAGTGTCATGATAAGTCTCATCCTGAACACAAGAAATATAAACAGCTACGTACCGATATTAAGCCTCGTGCCTTCGCTAACCAATACGGGGCTTCCGCTATGGGTATTAGCTTCTCAACAGGATGTTCACTTGAAGAGGCTGAGCAATTTAAAGAGACAGAGCGTAAGTTATTTCCAGAGTCTTCCACATACGCTGAACGAGTTGTACGTCCACAAGTCGAACAAAACGGACTCACAGTCCCGATGGAATCAGAACTCGTTAACGGTGTATGGAAACACTTCCGACGTGGATTCTTTAAAGCTAACAGTGGAACCTGCTATAGCTTTCGTCAATTTCCAAAGTACGTTAAAGGCGTAGGTGAGAAGTATGACTACAAAGATACACAGATTGCGAACTACTTCTGTCAAGGGGAAGCATCCCTTATTGTTCAAGCGGCATGTGGTAGAGTTATCCGCGAGCTTATCCTTCGTAATTTTGCTGATGGGCTTGTGTTACCTATCAATACCGTCCATGACGCAATTTATTTAGATTGCGCTACGGAGGAGCTTGCTAAAGAGTATGGTGCTTTAGTTCGGGACGTTATGGAATCAACTCCGAAATGGATGACAGAAATTATACCAGCGCTCAAAGAGTGGCGCTATGACACAACACCCTTCCCAGCAGCTTGTGAAATGGGTGTAAATATGATGGATAAAGTTGATATTGTTTAGGAGGTAATATGTCTGACTGTATCTTATGGAATAAATCAACAGACAAAGACGGGTACGGTCAGATAGTACTGAAAGGTAAACGTTACCTAGCTCATCGTCTAGCGTATGTTCGTGCGAATAACTTAGAGTATTCGGATATTAGCGGTAAACTTGTTAGACATAAATGCGACAATCCTACTTGTATTAATCCTGAACACTTAGAGTTAGGTACACATCAAGACAATATGGACGATCGTAATAAACGTAATCGAACTGCCAAAGGTGAGGATCACGGTAACGCTAAACTAACACCTCAACAAGTTAAGGAAATACGAGCAAGTTATATTAAAGGTAGCAAAGAATATGGCTCACCAGCACTTGCTAGAAAGTATAACGTAAGTTTCAACAGATACACAAAATCGTAACTAATCAAAGATACTCGGGAGTTTAATTATGAACGCATTATTAGCACAAGCAGCAGCAGCAATCGAAGCAGGTAAAGTACAATTAGACATGACTGAAACTACAGCAGGTGGTTTTGAGAAACGTCTGTTAGGTGAAGGTACAGCGATTGTACAATTCACACAATATATTGATCATGGTATTCAGAAACAGAAACCATACAAAGGTCAACCTAAGAAACCAGCTAAGACTGCTTCTTTAGGATTCCATATCCTTGCAGGTATCGGTACTCTCCCTGATGGTACAAAAGAACCTTACGTACAAGACGGTAAACTTGAGAAGATTCGTACACGCTTTGATATTGCTTTGCACCAAAATGAAAAAGCTGGTGCTGTTAAAATCTTCAATGCATTGAACTATGCTAAAGATGCAACACACTTTGTACAGAAACTTGGTAGCATTTACTTATTATCAATTGGTATTGAGAAAGGTAAAGACGGTAAAGAATATAACACTTATGACTTCTCTCAACTACAGAAGCCAATTGCTAATGCAATGACTGGTGCTATGTATGAAGCAGGTAAGGATGGTGTAGCAGATACACCAGCAGAAGAATACCAATTGTTCTTGTGGGATGCACCTACTAAGGAGCAATGGGATTCTATCTTCATTGAAGGTGAGTACGATAAGAAAACTAAGGATGCAAACGGTAATGAAGTTGTCGAGAAGAAAAGTAAGAACTTCATCCAAGAGAAAATCCGTAGTGCTACAAACTTCAAAGGTTCGCCAATTGATCTATTATTGATTAGTCAAGGTGAGGATTTACCAGCACTTGAGGCTGAGGTGGAAGACTCAGACCCTAATGACCAACATGCTGAGGAAGATAAGACGGATATTCCAGCAGTTCCAGTAGCAGACATCCCAGCAGTTCCAGCCGTTTAAGCCTACTTACAACCAAATTATAAGCCTCCTTCGGGAGGCAACCTCTAGGAGATTACATGTACACCTATATCGAAGATGAAGACTTTCAACAAGCAACACCAATGAATTGTCCTAATTGTGGATTAGTAGCAACTTATACTGGAACTTGTCATTACTGTGGAGAGAAGTGCGAATGAGTTTAAATGTTGAAGATGCTAAACGTGCAACAGGTCGCACAACTCGTATGATATTAAAGGCTGCTGAATACTTAGTTAAACATCCAGATGAATGCGTAGTTATTGTAGGGCATGATCATTATTCTATGCGTTGGTTGAAGCAGCGTGTGGAAAGTATATTAAACACAACATTAGCAGAACGTATTAGTTATAAGTATATGCACCAAACGCTGGGACTTGATACACAGAAAGAAAACTACTTCTTTGATCATCACTGTTTCTATGTTAAACGTCAGAAGTTAATTTCTGATTTAGAATTTGTCAATAAGTATTATGGACGTTGGGATGAATAATATTCTATCACGCTTTGGCGTAACCTCCGATAGTATCTCCAAAGTGGATACATACAAAGCAGGTCATCAAGGAGATGTTTTATTACATGATGGCGATAGTGACTGTTACTATGTATGCACTCAATATCGTAAGATGCAAACTATTCTTAATAACTTCGAGATTGCTATTCAGGAAAAGATGTTCTTAACAGGTGCGACAACTGCACGAGTTCATTTAACTCCGACAGGCTGTGCTAAGAACGGACGTCATTTACTGAACACAGTTAAACCCTATCAAGGTAATCGAGAAGGTAAACAAAAACCTGCTAACTTAGAAGAGTTGCGTAATATTGCACCTGATTATTTCAAAGATCATCCTACGATCAAGGTATTCAGCCACTATGATATTGAAGCCGATGATGCGTTAATGATTGACCATTATCATTATCAAAATGGTATCTTAGTAAGTGCAGATAAAGATTTGCAAATATCTCCACACAAATCCTATAACATGGATGAAGGTAAGTTCGAAACGCTACTTAAAGGTGATCGTTTCGGATGGATTGCTAAGAAAGAGTGGTTGACACCAAGTTTAAAACCTGCATCTAAAATCATTGGTAAGGGTACAAAGTTCTTCTTTGCACAACTACTAATGGGAGATGTGGCAGATAACGTTAAAGGTATCATTAAATTGAACGGTAAGGCTTGTGGTGAAGCTTTAACGTTAGCTACCTTAGAACCTATCAAGGATGAGAACGAAGCCTGTAACGTCGTCCTAGACGGTTATAGAGCTATCAATCAAAATGTACTACCAGAAGCAGAAGCTATGTGGTTATTACGTAATCGTGAAGACAGTGCTTATAAGTTCTTAAAAGAACATGATCTCAGCCCAGCAAATTTACAATTCTTAGAGGATTGTTTTGGGGGTGATTGGAAACGTATAGAGGATGAATCTTATGACAACTAAAGTTGAATTACCTGTAGAAGTTCAAAATGTTTTGGATTGGTTGAAAGATAATGGTTATACCGCAGCACTAGTTGGAGGTTACTGTCGTAAACTTAAGTACGGTAAGGATACCTCAGACATTGATATTGCAGTACTTGTTGAGACTTTGGGTGAAGTCGAAGTCCTTCAAAATGAGTTTGGTGTCCCTGTACATAAGATTAGTGTATTGGACAAAGCTGAAAAATCTTTGTATGAGGGACATGCTGGTTTTGTAGCAGATTGGCGTGAGGGTAATATTAATATTATTGCGTATGACAAATACCGCTATAGCTGTATACCTACGTTAGTTCAAAGCTTCGATTTTAATTTTAACATGTGGTACGTAGATGAGGATGGTACTTTAAAGAACCCTGACCCATTTGTAGAAGTACATAAAGTACGCTTAGGTAACTCATTAGGTAGTCGTCCAAGTGCAGCACGTTTAGCCCGTTTCTATAATGAATTTAGTGCATGGGATTGGAAACTAGTCGATGAGCAATTACAATCCGAGAAAGAGTTAGAGAATTTATTAGGATGACAGCACGTAAGATTTCCAGAGGTCAACTAAGACCTATCGCTATGAAGCTCTATAAAGAGCAAGGTGAGAAGTGTTTACTATGTCACAAGCCGATTGACTTTACTAAGATGGGTAGAGATTCAGATTACGCAGTGGATCATGACCACGTGACAGGTTTAATACGAGGTACACTTCATCGTTCTTGTAACGCTGGTGAAGGTAAGGTAATTAATGCAGTAGGTTCTTGGGGCAGTAAGTCTAAAGAGCATGCAGCAATCCGAGAGTGGTTGCAGAATCTACTTAATTATTATGATTATTGTGATGCACATCCAACGACTATGATTTACCCTAACCACAAAACAGCCGATGAGAAGAAAGAAGCTCAGCGTGTGAAGCGAAATGCAGCAGCACGAAAAGCACGAGCAGTAGTTAAACAACGTAAACAGAAAGGTGAGTAATTTATGTCTAAAGTAGTATTCAGCAGTTTAAAAGAATGGAAACAACGTGCCCTTCGTATGCACTTTCAAGGTCTAACTAGCTCAGAGATTGCTACAGAGTTAGGTATTTCTGATCGAACTATTCGAGATAACATTCAGAAGTTAGCTCATCGTGTTGACAAGAGTGTAGCATTGAAACCACGTAAGCCTACAATCTTTGTAATTGGTGATACTCAGGTTAAACAAGGTATTAGTCTTGACTATATCCACTGGATTGCAAACTATATCAAACTTAAACAACCTGACATTATTGTACAGATTGGTGATCACTACGATATGGCATCGTTAAGCACATATGATAAAGGGCAACTTAGTGCAGAAGGTCGTCGTTTCGTATTAGATATTGAAGCAGGTGACGAAGCACTAGGTATCATTGAAGATTATATCCGATCTGTTAAAGGTTATAACCCACGTAAGGTTGCGGTGTTAGGTAATCATGAAGATCGTATTGATCGTTTTGTTAAGACTCATCCAGAGTTTGAAGGTCTGATTGGTACAGATAAATTAGCATTTCACGATTATGGTTGGGAAGTTATCCCGTTCTTAAAACCACATAACATTTGTGGTATTCACTTTGTACACTACGTAATTAACGTGAACACGGGTAAGCCACTAGGCGGTAATCTTGATCTACGTCTTAAGACAGTTGGTGAATCTTTCGTAATGGGACATCAACAAATGTATGCTTATGCAGAACGTCAATTACCTATGACAGGTCGTAAGCAGTTTGCAGCAGTGGTTGGTGCATGTTATGTACATGATGAACCTTATAAAGGTTGGCAAGGTAATCACCACTTCCGAGGCTGTTTAATGCTGTATGGTTGTGCTGATGGTTATGCTATGCAGAAGAAAGTTGAACTTGAACATATGCGCGAAATTTACGAAGGAGAGCATGCTTAATGAGTTATAAAGTCGGGTTAATTGGACTTGCTGGGGCAGGTAAAGACACAGTAGCAGTTATCTTACAAGAGGCTTTAAAAGAAAGAGGTCAAGTGTTTGAAATTGATCGTTATGCAGGCTTACTTAAAGAAGCAGCACGTCAAGTGTTTGGTGAGAACTTTGATGATCGTAATGTGAAGGAGGTGGATAAGTTCGTAGATTTATATCTAGCTGATAAGATTATTGATGCTACTGATTATGTGTACCTTAAGCTTAATAGGTCTGATATAGATTTAGATGAATGGAATGATTTATGCCAAAAACATATTGACTCGTGTACTTGGATGAGTCCTCGTAAGTTCCAACAACTATTAGGTACAGAAGTAGGACGTGCTATTGATCCTAATATTTGGGTTAATTATCTTAAGAATCAAGACCGTAACCTAATCATCCCTGATGTTCGTTTTGGTAATGAGGATGTGGACTTCAATATCCTCATTACCCGACACCCTGTACCGCAAGGTAAACTACATGCTTCGGAAGTATACGCAGCCGAACTACAGCTATCTGATAACCCTTATGATTATGTAGACTATGTAATTCATAATGACGGTTCTATTGAAGACCTCAAACGTAAAGTTCAACAGTTAGTAAACAAAATTAAAATTTAGGAGATATAATGTCTGATCTATACCAACGCCAAATAGCGCTTGAAGAATCATACAGTCACGATAGTATCATTGCTGGTCAAAAGCAAGTACTAGATGCATATCAGCAAGGACGTGCTGCGGACGTAGGTACAGGTCGTATCCTATTAGCTAAAGCATTTGAAGTTGGCGTAGAAGCTTTAAATGCAGCTAAGAAACAAAAGATTCGTGGTGTTGGCGGTAAATACTTAAAACTACTTTCTATCGCTGATCCAGAAGTTTTAGTAATGGCTGCATTACGTGATATTATTAATGCATGTGCTGTACCTGAACCAGTGTCTATGCAGAAAGTACTTACGGGTATTGGTCGTATGATTGAGTCAGAGTCTATGTTGGTATTTATGCAAGAGTTAAACCCTGCATATACTGACAAGACTATCCAGTATTTAGACAACACAGGTACAAAATCAGTTACCCACCGTTATCGTACATTCTTAGCAGGTTCTAAGTCTATTCAACTAGATTGGGAACAGTGGTCACAAGAGGAGCGTATAGGTGTAGCTAAGTTGTTGGTAAGTTGTTTATATGACGCTACAGGATTATTCCAATGGGCTAAACTGGATAGCGGTATGTACCACATTAAAGCTTCTGAACCCTTAGCGAAGCACTTTCAGGATGCAGCGAGTGCAGCGAGAGCAGTTGTTAAATACCCGCCTATGTTGATAAAACCTATGGATTGGGAAGGACAGTATAACGGTGGGTATTTAACTGAATGGTTTAAACATAACTCACCTATGTGTGGTATTCGCTTTATTAAGAAAGAGCATAAGCAATGGGTTATTGATAACTTAAATAATGGTGCAGAACCAGTTAAGGCTGCAATGAATAAAGCACAGTCTGTACCTTACCGTATCAATAAAGACATCTTAGCAATCTTACGTAAAGCAGTTGCTATGCGTGTAGGTATTTTAGGTTTACCAAGCTATCAACCTGCACCGAAACCTGCATTTCCTTTTACCGAGGATTGGTTAAAGTCGGAGGCTACCGAGGAAGAATTAGATCAGTTCCAATTCTGGAAAGGTTTAATGAGTTCATGGTATACACAAGAAGCTAAACGTGTTGGTCGTCAACATGGTATCTTAAGTCGTATTCAAGAATTGGTTAAATATCAGGACGAAGAACGTTTATACTTTCCAACATTTATTGATTGGAGAGGTCGTCTTTATTTTCGCAGTAGTATCAACCCACAATCGAATGATTGTATTAAAGGTTGTCTTGAATTTGCAGAAGGTAAACCTCTAGGTAAAACAGGACTTAAATGGTTAAAGATTCATGTTGCAAACTGTTGTGGTTATGATAAACATGATCCAGATTTGAAGGAGAAGTGGTGTGATGATAACTGGAACTATATTAAGAACTTCATTAATAACCCTTTCGATGTGGATGCACCCGAACCCGACACAGCATTTACCTTATTACAAGCAGGTCTTGCTCTCCAAAGTGCCCTCGCACTTCCCGACCCCACCACTTACGTTTGTCATGTCCCCGTCGCAATGGATGCAACTTGTTCGGGTCTTCAACACCTATCTGCGCTCACTAGAGACGAAGTAGGCGGTTTATATACAAACCTATTAGATAATGGTGAAGATCAGAAGTCCGATATTTATATGCGTGTAGCTCACGTAGCAGATGAGTCTAAACTAGAATTAGCTGATTCTCCTGCTGTACGTCAGTATTGGGTGGATAAACCTATTAGTCGTAATATGGCGAAGAAACCTGTGATGACTTACGTATATGGTTCTAAGTTATTATCAACTATTCAAGGCTTAGCTAATGATATGTATGAAGCAGGTATGGATGAGATTCAGTTAGATGGTAAGACAGTCTTTACTTACAACCGATTAGCTAAACCAGTTGGTAAGGCTTTACGTAAAGGCGTTGAAGATACTGTACCTAAATCTGCTGAGATGATGAATTATTTGCAGAACGTTGTACGTAAAAATAAAGCTGATGCTATGCGTTGGTTTAGTCCAGTAGGTGTTCCTGTTGTGAATTGGGCAGAAGGTATGGTGACTAAAACTGTAGCAATTCGTTCGATGGGTATTAACAACATTGCATACCGTTATCCAGATAATCAATATAATACCTTAAGAGCAGCTAATGGTATTGTACCTAACTTTGTACATAGTATGGATAGCAGTCACTTATGTTTAACTATCTTAGACTTTGACGGACAAGTTCTACCGATTCACGATTCATTTGCTACGCATCCTAGTGATGTGGAATCTATGCACATCTCATTACGTAAAACATTCATTGATATGTATAATCAGTTTGATATTGAAGACTTCTTAAAATTCAATGCGATTGATCTTGAAGAATATGAATTACCTACTACAGGTAATTTAGACTTACAAGAAATTTCTAAATCACGTTATATGTTTGGTTAAACATGGCCCACATACTTTCGAGTATGTGGGCTTTTTTTTTTTTTTTTTTTTGAAGTTGCACTTATAGAAGGGAAGAAACTTATTTGAAATTGTACTTATAGAAGGAGAGTAGAAATGAGTGCAAGAGACATTCCATTATTCACTCAAGAGCAATATGATTACTTAGATAAGTATTGTTTTGCAGAGAATACAGAACTACTTACACCAGAGGAATTAATATATAAAGCTGGTCAACGTAGTGTAATGTATAAGATACAAACATTGATTAACCAACAAGGTCCTACATTGGTCCGTAAGGAGATTAAACGATGAGCTGGTTAAGTAAAGCTTTAGGTAGTGTTATGAGTATATTTGGTATTGGTGGGCAGGATGACCTCGGAAAGAAGTATGAGGAAGAAATGCGACGTCAAGCAGAAGCTCAGAAACTCCAACAAGCTAACGAACAGAAAGAAGTAACACAATTTGATGGTACAGGAGGTACTACCTTTACAGGTGCAGACGGTCCTCGTAAGAAACGACCCACAGGTGGTTATTCAAGCTTAGGGATTAATGCTTATTAGGAGGTTTTATGAAGTCCAAAGGAAATGATTTTACAAAGACTATTCGAGCTTTGTACGATGAATACACGGACGATTCTTTAAAAACAAGATTAGAAATGTATGCACTTTGGACTCTACCTAGCGTGTTCCCAACAGGTGAGATTACGGTAGATAATGGAAATGCTGAGATTGAGCATGACTATCAGAGTGTAGGTGCATATCTAGTGAATCGGTTAGCGTCACGTTTAGCGAGTACGTTATTTCCCGTAAGCACATCTTTCTTTAGAATCGAACCTAGTCAAGAGTTGAAAGACTTAGTTGATAAACGTGGTACAAGTACCCTTATTGACTTAGAGAACAAAGCTTGTCGTCGTTTATTCTTTAACGCATCTTATGCACAGATTGTGCAAGCACTGCGTTTACTTATTATCACTGGTGAAGTTTTATTACTTCGTAGAGATAATCGCCTACGTGTTTTTAGTTTAAAGAATTATGCGTTACTACGCAACAATGTAGGGGAAGTACTTGAGATCATCACACGAGAACCTAAACGTTATCGGGAATTAGATGCTGAGACTCAGGAACTACTACAAGATCGTAACGAGGACGAGACCCTTGATCTTTATACTAGAATCCGTAAGCGTAATATCAATGGGGTAATCTCGTGGAAGATTACACAAGAAATAGATGGTGTACGTTTACCAAATTATGAAATCTACCGAGATAAGCTATGCCCGTATATTCCTGTAACATGGAGTTATATGAATGGTGATGCTTATGGTCGTGGTTACGTAGAAGAGTACGCAGGTGACTTTGCTAAGTTATCTGAACTCTCACAAGGTTTAACAGAGTATCAGATTGAATCATTAATTATCCGTCATGTGTATAATGCACAAGGTGGTTTTGATGTAGAATCTGCTGTGAACTCACGTAATGGTGATTGGATTAGTGGTAACGTTAATGCTGTACAGAACTATGAATCTGGATCATATCAAAAGATGAATGAGGTTCGATTAGGTTTAGAAGCTATTATGCAACGTCTAAACGTAGCGTTCATGTACACAGGTAATATGCGAGAAGGTGATCGTGTTACAGCCTATGAGATTGCACGTAATGCTGATGAAGCAGAGCAAGTCCTCGGTGGTGTGTACTCACAACTATCTCAGAATATGCATTTACCTTTAGCATATCTATTACTTTATGAAGTTCGTAAAGACTTTATTCAGGCGATTGATAGACAAGAAATCGAATTAAATATTCTAACTGGTTTACAAGCATTATCACGTAGTTCAGAGAACCAAGCTTTATTAGTAGCAGCGAATGAGATTGCTACAGTTGCCCAAGTATTCTCACAAGTAAGTAAACGATTTAATCTTGATGCTATTGTAGACAAGATTCTACTTTCTAATGGTATTGATATTTCAGAGATTACATACAGTGAAGAAGAAATGAGAGCTAAGGCTATGGAAGAACAACGTGCAGCAGAGGCACAGCGACAACAAGTAATACAACAAGCTGGCGCACAGTTAGGTGGTAATCAATTAGAAAATACACAGGCTGCTCAATTGGCAGCAGGTATTCAATAGGAGTATTTATGAGTGAATTTAATACAGGTGGTCAAGGAAACCCTCAAGAAAATACACCACAAGGTGGACAAGGTAATCCAACACCACAAGAATTTAATCAAGGTGGACAAGGTAACTTCCAACAGCAATTTAACCCTAACTTTAATCAGGGTCAATTCGGGTTCCAACAGAACCAAGCTTATCAAACACCACAAGTTAATCCGACACCTGCACCAGTTGAAGATAAAACGACTACTCAACCAACTAAGGTATACACACCAGAAGATTTCGCAGGCGATAGTCCGTTGGATGTTAGCATTAAGGTTGTATCGGCTAATGCTGGATTAAGTGAAGAAGCGTTCGGAGCAGCTATTAAGAATGCTGTACAGTACGGTAATGCTGACTTAATTGATATTGCAACATTAACTAAGGGTTTAGAACCTAATATTGCAGCGCAGGTGGTAGCTACGGCTCGGGCAGCTTATCAACATGCTACTCAACTTAAAGCACAGATCACACAGAAAGCACATGCTGCTGCTGGTGGTGCTGAGCAATGGCAAGAAGCTATTAACAGTTTTAACACATCCGCACCTCAAGATATACGTGGTTACGCCATCTACCTTGAGAGTATTGGTAAACAAGATGAAGCTATCCAAGTTATTATGAACCATGTTCGCGGTACTGGTCTAGTTAATTCTAACAACGGTGCATTGATCAATGGCAGTACTGGTGGTACAGGCGGTAAAGCTATGTCACATCAAGAGTTCTTGGTCGAGTGGGGTAAATTAGATCGTCAATATGGACATCAATTATACTCAAATAAAGAGGCACAGTTAAAGATTGCTGATTTACAGCGTCGTCGTGCTTTAGGCAAACAACAAGGTATTTAATAGGAGATTTATAATATGGCAGGTGCTAATTACTTCGCAGATGGTTCAACACGATTTCATTGGGGTGGTGATGAATCTAATATCGACCAACATTTAGAAATTTATGAAGGTACGGTAGATACTCAGTTTGAGTATACACAAATTTTCAAATCGTTGTCAACACAGAAATCTGTGGCTGAACGTTCTAACCAAATCCGTATTGACCGTTTAGGTGCTTCTCAAGCATTGTATCGTCAATCTGGTGAAGATATTCTAGATCAACGTGTTAAGTCTGATAAACTTAACGTAGTTGTAGAGGCTATGCTTTACATCCGTAACCCTGTCGATAAGATGGACGAATGGACTGCACCTAGCTTCTGGACTGAGATGGGACGTAACAACGGTACTACTTTTGGTTTAGAGTACGACCAAGCACATATCATCCGTTTACAGAAAGCCCCAGCTTGGGAAGCACCTGCTCACTTGAAAGAGCATGGTGAGTTCCACGACGGCTTCTTCGTTCCTGTAACAATTAAAGGTGGTGATAACTTAACTGATGCAGAGTTAGAGCAAAATGCTTCTGCACTTGTTAAAGCTCATGCTAAGGCTCGTGATACATTAGCTAAACGTCGTGTACCTTTACAGGACATGGTTACTTTAGTTGACGTAGATACGTTCTCAGCGTTGTTACATCATCCTAAGTTAATCAACAAGGATTACACAGCAGAAAACGGTGACTTTGCTAACCGTCGTGTGGTTAAAGTGAATGGTATCCCTGTAGTAGAGAATACTGCATTCCCTACAGCAGCTATCACTGGTCACGGTTTATCTACTACTGAAAATGGTAACGCATTCGACGTAACTGCGGAAGAGATTAAAGGTCGTATGATCATCTTCTCTAAAGCGTTATCTCTTGTGACTGTAACTGCTCAGGAATGGACTGTTGAGCCGTGGTATGATCCACGTTCTAAGTCTAAGATTCTTGACTGCTACTCTATGTTCACTGTAGATGTACGTCGTCCAGACACAGTTGGTGTTGTTCGTATTACTGAGGAAGTTCCAACTACACCTTAATAATTATAACATGGAGGGCTTAACGGCTCTCCTTTCTATTTAGGAGATTCAAACTATGGCAGGTGCATTATGTGAGCCAATCGTATCTTTAGCATTAACTCAAACTTCTGATGATACAGCTATCGCAGATACACAAGCACAGATGGCTGAGTTATTAGAGCAAGTACGTGCGTTACAGGCTAAGATAGAAGAACAGGATAAAGCCCCAACACGTTCTAAGACAGCAACTAAAACTGAGTAATAGGAGGTGATATGGCTGGTGCTATTGGTCCACCGATTGTTTCAGAAGCTATTACAGGTGGTTCATCTGATCCACAGTTGGATGCTATTCAAACTTCTATTGATGAAATAAAGACTGCGGTTGCAGCGGTTAAAACGGTTGTGGATTCGAACAAGACAGAGATTGCTACAGTTAAGACTAACGTAGGAACTATTAATACGAATACCAATACAATCAAAACAGATGTCGGTACTGTTAAGACTGACACAGCAACAATTAAAGCTGATGTAGCTGTTATTAAAACCAACACTACACCTGCTGGGTAAACTCGAAAGGGTTTACTTTAAGATATGATATTCAAACAATGATGATTGCAATAACCTTGCAGTGTGGGTACAAGCGTAATGGCTGGCTACGCATAATATCATATCTTAAAGTAAATCAACATAACAAGGAGGATGTACTTATGACTCTACTTGAAGCTGTAAATGCTATCCTACCTTATTTAGGACAGCATGTTATTACGCGTGTAGAAGATTCACGGAACCCTACAGTATCTCGTATCGTTGCAGCTATTGATCGACAACGTAAGAGTGTACTTGCAGAGGGTCACTGGTTTAACGAAGTTCCTAATAAGGTACTATTGTTAAACACAGACAAGACAATTGATGTACCACTTAACACCTTAGCTATTTATGGTAATACCAAACGTGTAGCTAAACGTGGTCCTAAACTTTACGATATTGATAATGACACACGGTACTTTACTGGACCTGTTAAAGTTAAGATTATCTATGATTACCCATTTGAAGAACTACCCGAGTATGCTGCACAGTACATTACGTATTTAGCAGGTATCGAAGTATATGTATCTGATTATGGTGTGGAGAACTCTATTCAACTTATGACAGAACGTAAAGAAGCTAACCGTTTATTACTAGTTCAAGAGAATATGCGTAATCGTAAATGGAACAGTAATGATGCAGCTATGCGTCGTAGTCGCTTCCAACGATATTTAAGACGATAGGAGTTATTATGATTCTTGAGGGAGTGTACCCGTCATTCTTGAAAGGTGTATCACAGCAAACACCTCAAGAGCGTAATGACGGACAATTAGGCGCACAGCTTAATTTATTATCTGATGCTGTAACAGGTTTACGTAGACGTGGTGGGGTTAAATTCCAAACCAAGTTAGCAGGTATTCCTAATAGTAGCTATATACGTTTAATTGACATCAATGGTGTTAATTACATTATGATCGTAGATACGGTTACAGGTACTTTAAAGATTTATAATTTTGAGGGTTCCTTACTTAAAGCACATCAAACAGATTATCTTAAAGCCTCCAATGGTAAGGCTAGTATCCGTAGTACAGTCTCACGTAATAATTGCTTTGTATTAAATACCGAGCAAGTTATTACTAAGACACCTACAGGTGGTACTAACCCAATACCTAATCCAAGTACTATGGGTTATATTAGTATTCGTTCTGGTCAGTTCTCTAAGATGTATTCGGTAGACATCAAGTCAGGTTCTTATACCTTGAGCTTTGGTGTAGGTACGTCTGGTAGTGAGGCATGGCAGGCTACTCCTGAATGGGTAGCTACTAAGATGGAGAGTAGGATTAAAGCAGACGCTACTCTTAACGCACGTTATGATGTTGTACGAGAAGGTAACACAGTTGCACTTAAAGCTAAGTCTGCTACAGATACAAACTTGCTAGTGATTGAGTCTGGTACAGGTAGTACTTATATTCAGACGAGTAATTCCAGTCGTGTACAAGGTAAACAGGACATCATTGCTAACCTACCTAATATCTTAGATAAGTATATTATTGCGGTAGGTACAGTAGGTAACTCCGCTTATTACCAATACAACGCTACTACAAGTACTTGGAAAGAATGTGGTGTATATGAAGAACCCTATAAGTTCACTAACGAACCTATTTACTGGTACTTTGATGATACTGATACTATCCAAGTTAAAAGCCTAGATATTCAACCACGTACAGCAGGTGATGATGATAATAACCCATTACCTAAGTTTGTGGATTTTGGTATTACAGGTATTAGTGCATACCAATCACGTTTAGTACTACTTAGTGGTTCATATGTTAATATGAGTGCTACAGCAGACTTTAATGTCTATATGCGTACTACTGTAGAGGAATTACAGGATGATGATCCAATTGAGGTGTCCAGTACTGCTTTGAGTGCTGCACAGTTTGAATATGCTGTTCCGTATAATAAGGATTTAGTTTTATTAGCTCAGAATCAACAAGCTGTTATCCCAGCTAACAGTACTGTACTTACACCTAAGACGGCTGTTATCTACCCAAGTTCAAAAGCTAACATTAGTATGGCTAGTGAGCCACAGGTTGTATCTCGTAGTCTGTATTACACATATCAACGTGGGACCGATTACTATCAAGTTGGTGAGATGATCCCTAATACTTACTCAGATGCACAGTACTATGCACAGAACTTAGCAGACCATATTCCGTTATATGCTACTGGTGTTTGTACTTCAATCACAGGTAGTACTACAGATAATATGGCAGTGTTCAGTTCAGACCAGAAAGAGTTACTTGTACATCAATACTTGTGGGCAGGTGAGGATCGACCATTAATGAGTTTCCATAAATGGGCACTACCTTATGATGTGCTTCATGTACAATTCCTACAAGAGTACTTAGTATTGTTTATGGATGTTGGTGATGATTTAGTGGTTGGTACTATTAACGTACAGTTAAACCAACTAGACAATAAACCTATCCCATTCTTAGACATTTACCAATACGTAGATATTGTGGACGGGGAAGGTACATTACCTGAGTTCTTACCAGAAGGTGAGTTAGTAGCTGCGGTATATAGTTCTGAAACTATGCGTCATGCTATGGTTCAATATGAAATCGAAGGTACTAAGATTAAGTGTCAATTCAACGGACGTATTTATCTAGGTGTACCTTATGAAAGTTCACTCACACTAACACCGCCTTTTGTTAAAGATGATAAAGGTCGAGTAGTTGCTGGAAGTAATAGTACGGTAGTTGATCTTACAATGACATTCAAAGGTACAGGTGAGTTTGAGTACCATGTTTCTGATACTTATGGTGATGTGTTTGATGGTGAAACATCCGCACAGGTTTGGTCGGAGGCACAACTAGGGTATACGAGAGTAAATACAGTTAGTGATGTTAAGTTCTCTTGTGGTACGTTATTAAGTTCCACTGAGTTTAGTATACGTACTAAAGGTACAACTGAATTAAACATCATTAGTGCTAGTTATAATATCCGTGTACCTAACAGAGGACGGAGACGTTTATAATGGCTATGAATATGCAAGGTGGTATGCAAGGCGCACAGACAGGTGCATCTATCGGAAGTAACTTCGGTCCTTACGGTGCAGCCTATGGCGCTATTATCGGAGGTGTCTTAGGCTTACTAACACCTGATAAAGATATGGAAGCCTTAAAAGCATACAACAAACAAGTGGTACATAACTTAGGTTCTACGTTATTCGATATGGATCGTCAGCGTAACGTAGAGAACTTACGAACATCCCAAGCCCTTGACTCTTATCGGACACAAGGGCAAGTAGCAGCCTCTCAATTTAATGCAGCATTCGGTGCAGCAGATATTATTGGCGCAAGTGCTGATGCTCTTAAGAATACTTTAGATCGACAAGTTCAACAAGCTACACGACAAGTGTGGATCGATTGGGAAGTTGGTGTGGATAACTATAACACTCAAATTAATGAGGTTGTAAACCGTGCAGCAGGTTCTTTACGTCGTAGTAAAGCTGAGACATCTAAGGTAGATTACGCAGGGATGTTTAAACAAGGTATGGATATGTACCAACAATATAAAGGTGGTTCTACAGGGACTACTACAATGAGTTCCACAGGTGGTGGTTTATCAGGATTATCCGATTTTGGATCATTTGGTAAATCTGGTTCTGCTATTGGTACAAGTTCAGCAGGATCATTAACAGCGTAATATGGAGGGTATATGGCTACTCAAATTCAGATGCCAAATGTACGTGATGTACAAGTAAGTAATTTACAAGCTATCGAACGTCCAGCAGAAGGTAATGCATTGAGTAGCTTTATGCAAGACATATTACCTGCTGCGGATAAAGCTTTACAAACATATAATAAGGAAAATGCTGATCGTCTTATTGCATTAGGTCGTAGTGATCAAATGAATGACGTACAGCGTGAGGTTAACTGGCTTGATGGTAAATACTATAATCAAGGTAAAGAGTACCAGAAATTAGTAGCTACACAAGCACAGCAACTTCAACAATTCAATGCACGTATTAAAGAGATGGCTGATAGTGGTGCAAGCTCAGACGAGATGTACCAAGTAGGTAAAGAGTATTTAACTCAATACACAGATGCTATTTATAACAGCGATCTTGATGCTGACTTTAAAGAACATCTTTATAAGGAAGGTTTAAAAGAGAACGCTGTCTATCAGAAAACTATTAAGGATACACAACAACGTGTTGCTATCGACAAAGCTTATCAGAGTACATTAACATTACAAGCTAACTATGTAAATACATTACGTACTACAGAGTTAAGTGGTGATGAGTTAGACGTACTTACGTATGCATACGTGAATCGTTCTGTAGCTGCTAAGATGACTGCTGATCCTAATTTAACATTAGAAGAAGCTACTAAGTCGGCACAGGATGAAATAGCAAGTGCGTTCAAGTTTATCGGGCAGCAAATTGATCCTACAGCACAAGGTGCAGATCAAGTGGTAAATAAACTACGGGGTATGGTGGATCATGCTTATACTAAAGGGTACGTAGATTTAGATACTCTTACAGGTGTACGTAAGATTGCTGATGATATTCATGTAGGTATCACTAACTACAATGATACTATGGCTGATCGTCAGGTAACGGAGTATATTGCTAGTGTTGAAGTAGGTGAGGTTCCTTTAGATTCTGATGATTATAATGAACAGATACATGCTATTTATAGTAACCCTAATTTGAGTGAGGATAAGAAAACAGCTTTGACTCGTCAATTAACTAACTCTTATGTATCTCAACATAATAAGGTTATGAATGCGGATATTGATATTAACACTATTGATCAATTCCCTGACATGATTGACTTTATTGCAAGTACAGGTAAGGGTGAAGATACGTTTGTAAACCTTTGGACACAGAAGCATCTACGAGAAGCTAATGGTGATGTTTTGCAAGGTGGTATGGCTATGATTAACCATGCCTTCTCAGGTAAGACAGATGTACCAGAATTAGCTAAGAAAGGTGCTGAGTACGCTAGTTCACAATTTACAGGTTTTATGGGTATGACTCAAGCTGAGGCTGAGAAAGACCCTTACTATAAGAACCGTGAACAAGTCTTTAATACAATGGCAGGTATGTACCGCAATTATTCACAAACAAACCCAGCTCGTGCTGCACAGTTGCTTGCAGGTGTTCCAGAGGAATATCGTGGAGCAGTAGAGCAGTTATGGCGTAATGGTGGTCGTATGACTGATGCTCGTGAATTAGTACGTAATCCCGTTAATCGTCAAGTTCGATATGAGAACATTGATAAAGCTACAACCGCATTAACAACTGACACAACTAAACTAGATAAATGGTTTAGTCGTGGTCATGGTGGTGGCTTCTGGAATAGTCAGAAATCTGCTGTTAAGGATTCACAACTCAATGCTATTATTGTTGCTGCTAAAGCTGGTAAGTTCCAGTTAGCACCAAGTACTACTACAGCTAGTCCTGAACTTCTTATGGCTAACATGGAGGCTTTAGGCATGCTACAAAAATCACCTAAAGGTTACGCGAGTACTGTCTTAACACCTAATGCTGCTAATGTAGTGAAAGGTATGAAGTCAGATAATGGTGTTCCTTTAAGTTCTGATCTGTTAGGTGTAGTGGTAGATAAGTATCGTCAAGAAATTGCTAAGAGCCTTAAGACTCGACCAGAGGATATTGTTGTATCTTCTGATGAGGGTGGTACAGGTTTATATTTCCAAGCTTACGACAAAGAAGGTAAGTTAGTAAACGTGTCAGGTGTTGCAGGTATGCAAGGGGCACAGATTACAATGAACCGTCTACGTAACGATATGGCTAAGGAATATAGTAATCGTGGTAGTAAGCAATTAGCTGCTACTAAGACTTATTCAGGTGGTTTAGTTACTGGACCATCAAATACGTTATATGGTGAGAACATGCGTCGCTACGGTGGTGTTATGTCTGGTGGTCGTGCTAGACCTGTTACTATCAATAGTAACGGTAGTCTAGGTACATTCCCACTTAAGCGTATTGGTGGTGGTACAAGTACCGTACGTATCCCAGCTAACATGGCAGGTATGTTCAATGGTAATATCGGATTAGCTACACAGTTAGTAAGTAACCTCAATACATTCGAATCTTTCGCATCTCAACAATCTTTTGTTAAAGGTGTAGGTGGTGCAAGTTCGGGTAATGTATATGGACATGGTATTCGCATGGATAAGCACCCTAAATGGAAGGCTAAGTTTGATGTAGTAGCAGGTGATCCACAAGGCATTATGAAGGTTGAAGCAGACTTCTTTAACGAGTACTTTAAGGGTATGGGCAATCGTTTAGCTAAAGTTGGTGTACCTGTTCCTACAGCAGCCCCTTATCCTCCACAGTATAAACAATCTGTTATGTTATTAGCAGATGCATGGTGGCATGGTGGTGGTGGTGCAGCAGATACTATTACACGAGCTATGAACGCACCTACCTATGCAGATGGATTACGTATTCTTAAGAGTATGCCTATCTATTCAGCAGGTGGTGATACACAAGACAAACGAGAGAAACATCAACGTAACCGTTTCTACCGAGACGCATTACGTCAACATTTTACAGCACAAGGTAAACGATAGGAGGATATTATGGCTGGACTTTTTACAGGAACACAAGAATCTAAATTGTTACCAGAGGTTCAGCCTGAACTACCTATTGTTCCTGCTGGTAATGTACCTAAAATTAATCATGTTATAAACACACAACCACAAGGTCAAGCTGACGAAGTTGACCTTACTACCGAGACTCAGCAGTTAGAGAGCTTAGAGCGAGAAACACCTCCATCTATATTGGATACAGTTATCGCAGGATTTGCACCTACTGGACGAGATTGGTTACGTAGTGGTGTGGATAAATTAAGATATGACCGTGACCCTAACTTTACACCTGACGAATTTACAGATCAGTTCTTTAAAGATTGGGGTATGCAACATGCAGATGAAGCGGAATACCTTAACAAAGCAGTAAACTACGAAGATTGGAAAAGTCGTACAGAACGTATCGTGTCTAAACGTGAAGATGTTAAAGCATTAGCAGAGAACCCTATTACAGGTATCGCAGCTAGTTTTATCGATATAGACTTACCTTTAGCAGCTATCCCCTATTTAGGTTGGGCAGCCAAAGGTTCACGTATGGTTCAAGTTGGTGTACGTGCAGCACAAGCAGCTACAGCAGCAGGTGCAGCGTATGGTGTAAACGTAGCATTAGAGGATCAATCTATCCGATCTGAGGATGAACGTTTTATGGATTCCATTACGTTCGGTCTAGGCGCTGGTTTACGTACTATTAAACCCGCACAACATCTTGATGATGCTATTAGTGCTGAACTTAAAAGTTTAGGTTCTACAGATCATCTTATAGAACCACATGTACAACAGTCTTTAGAGGCTGCTAAAGAAGATATTATTAAATCTACATCTATACCTATTAGTACACCAAGTGGCGCTCCTTCCGATATAATTAAAAAACATGGTTGGTTAGCAGAGTTATCTAGCTCTTATGATAAGCTTTATTATTTGACGCAAGGTGATAACTCCACAATAGTTAATCGTTTATTAACGGGTGTACACAACAACGGTGATGATGTAGCTACTGCACAAGCAGCGTACTTAAATAACTATTCATGGCGTTTAGCTGGTTTAGAGAAAGATTTAAGTGATGCTGTAGCTGAAATTACATTGGTTAAACCTAACCCCATTACTCGAAATAATGGGTCATATGGTCGAGCCACACAAGAGACAATGGAGAAGTTCCAAGAGTCTATGCAACGCTTAGATGCTAAAGTCTTAGAGTTAACAGAGCAATTAGGACAAGTACCTTCTGATGCAACTATCAAGCAACTTATTAATACTATTGAACCACATCCAAGTATGCAACGTGTTATGCGAACCTATATTGATTCAGGTTTTGCTACACGTGTACTAGATGATGCTAAAGCGGTAGGATTCTTAGAAGCAGAAGGTGCTGATCAGATTGTACGTCGTAGTACTTATATGCCTGTACGTCATAGTTATGATCGTATATTAGATGCAGTCGAGAATCGTAAGCTAGGTTCATGGGATGATATTGCTCATTTCTATGGCAAGCAGATTACCCGTATCTACCCTGAACTGTTAAACCCTAAAGGTAATTTCAAATTAACTGAGAAGCAGGTTGGTCAACACTTCTTGCAAACGCAACGTGATGCTGCTCGGAACTTGTCTGAGGTAGCAACCACAGGTATGACTAAGGAGCAGATTCATGACGTACTTACCCGTGCGGGTTTAAGTAATGAGGATGCTAGTGGTGTAACTGCTCGTATGTTTGAAGCTTCTAAAGATGCTCAAGGTCAACCTAAGAACCTACGTAAGCGTATGGATTGGGATTGGAATATGACATACAAGTCTAGTACTGGTAAAACATTCGGTATGAAAGACTTAACAGATTCTAGTACCTTTGGTAATCTTGAAGAGTATGCCCGTCGTATGGCTGCTCGTAATGGTCTAGCACAGTATGGTATTAAGTCTGAGGCAGAGTTAGATAACTTACTAACATCCTACCTAGATAAACTACCTAAAGGACAAGACCCACAGAAAGCACGTAAGTTCTTTCAAGCAGTCCGAGATGATTTGCTAGGTCGTCCTATCGGAGAAGCTGCACCAGAAGCTTTACGCACATCTCAAGCAGTAGCAGATATGATGTTATTAGCTAACTCAGGTCTATACGGTATTATCGACGTAGCAACTCAGGTTTACAAGACTGGTGTAGTGCGTAGCTTCCCACATATCTATCGTGGTCTTAAGACTGCTGTTAAAGGTATGAAAGGGTTTAGTACTACTGAGGCTAAGACGTTGGAGGACATCTTCACAGGTAAACTTATTGCGCCTTCACGATGGAAGAATTTCATGAGTCATTACTCAGATGGTTACTCCGTATCTAATGGTATTCATGAGGCTGCACAGTATTACAGCCAGAGTACACGTTTCCTAAACTTATCTGAGTATCTTAAACGATTCCAGATCGGTATGTTAATGGGTGTATATGGTGATGTATTACGTGGTGTTGCTAATGGTAATGCTCGGGATATTAAGTACATGAAGAATAAGATGAAGGTATCTGATGAACTGCTTAGCGCTATCCAAACTGAATGGAAAGCTAAGGGAGGTAATATAGATTCTTGGTCTAACGCTACTCGTGTTGCTCTTGAACAGAAGATTTTCAACGAGTCTGATAACCTAGCATTCAACATCCAGAAGGGTGAGATACCTAGTATCCTTGAGCATAGTACAATGGGTAAGGTTGTCTTCCCATATATGCGTTATGCATTCGCTATGCAACAGAAGGTATTACGTCGTACATTAAACCGTGATGGTGCAGTAGGTCTTGCTTTACTCATGGCAGCACAAATGCCAGCAGCTATGTTAGTAGGTGCAGCAATTAACGTTCGTAATGGTAAGGAGCCTGATGAGGACCTTGCTAAGATGACAGTTAAGACTATGAGTGCTTTAGGTTCTTGGAACTACCCATTAGAGATGCTTATTGGAGGCGTAGATCAAAGCTCAGTAACAGCTTTAGCCCCGTTAGGTAAAACATGGAATTTTGTGAGTGAATTGGCTACAGGAGAGCCAGACTTAATTACGCTAAAGAAAAATAGTATTGCTAACTCAGCAGTATTGTTAGATGCTTTAGCATTAGCTTTTGAGGATTGATAATTTATGAATATACTACGCTCATTTACAGAGACAGTGGTGACTACACCTACAGACATTTTCCCTATCAGTTTTGAATATGATGAGAAATACGATGCTGTACATGTCTTTCTTAATGACGTAGCAGTTGAGGACTTGGGGTACACTGTATCTCAAGTTAATGCTGTTACTCTAAAAGTTGAACCTGCTATCCCAGAGGGTACTGTTCGTATTGAACGTGAGACTGACATTGATAAGATGAAGTACATCTTTGATGCTGGCGCGTTATTCATTGATCAGAATGTGGACGCAGATTTTAGACAGATTGTACACTCGCAGCAAGAGGTACGTGATGGTTTTATTAAACTACGTGGAGATGTACTACCGTTAGTACATGGTTTACAAGAAGCTTTGAAACAGGCACAAGAAGCTAGTGAAGCTGCTCAAGATGCTGCTGATGCTGCTGCGGATGCTGCAAGGACTACTAAGTACTATTTAAAGTATTTTGAAGAAGGTACTCCATATCCTAAATTTGGTCGTATTATGTTATCGGATGGTACGGTGGTTATATCCTTAGAGGATGGGAATAGTACTGATCCCAATATAGATATGACTAAATGGGTTAAGTCTACTGACAGCGTGCAGGTTGATAGCGTTAATGCGTTACGTAAGGTTAAGGGTTTATTCCATAATCAGAGGGCTACTACTACCGCTTACACTGCTGGTACTGGTTTTGGCGGTGCTACATACTTGTGGGATGCCAATAGTACTGCAACTGATGATGGTTTATCCGTTATTAGGGTCACAGGTGTAGTTACAGGCGCTTGGTTGTTACAAGTACAGGATAAGGTTTTACATGCTACCCAAGCAGGTCTCCGCGCTGGGTTATTAGAGTCTGATTTAATCGACCAGACAACTATACTTCAAAAGTGCGTAGATTATATGGCACTAATTGGCGGTGGTGTTGTTCAACTACCCAAAGGGCATATCTATGCTAAAGCAATGGCTAAATCAAATGTAGAGATTCATGGGACGTTTGACTCATTCGTCTCTGTAGGTTCTGAGGCAGACATTAATAACCTTAGAACTGTCGTACAAACCGCTACATATAAGCATGGTACATTCTGGCACTCGTCTGACGGTAGTCAAGTTTACCTAGTACCTGAAAATGTTACAGGTGTTGGTGTGTCTAATTTGAAGATGTTAGGCTCTCGTTTAGGTTCAACCACATCTAACTGTGGTTTTGGTATCAAGATTATTGGTGACAGCTTTACTGCTAAATGGGTAGATACCTCTGGATTCCGTTTAGAAGGTTTATACATTCGCGGTAAGGATGGTGTTAACTGTAGTAATCACTACTTTGAAAACTGTAATTTCTTGGATGCTCGACGTAATACGGCTGCACTGGTGTACTGTCATGATGTAACGTTTAAGAACTGTACGTTCCAACAGCTTAAACCTGAACTTTCATGGGTTTACTTATTTGACATTGAACCTAACCCTGCAACTACAGATACAGTGTATAACGTGACTCTAATCAATTGTGAGTTCAATGCTTTAGCTAGTGCAGGTGCAGAACCTACAGTACTTGTTAAAGAGCAGAATACACCTACAGGATCACCTAATGTGAAGTTCCTTAACTGTCGTTTTAAAGGTAAGGCTACTATTCGTAACAACTGTGCAAATGGTTGGAAGGATTGTATTGTTGATAACTGTGAGTTTGATACATTAGCATTCAGTACAACTACTACAGGTTATGTGATCACATCGGGTAGGTTTACGAATAACACTTTATGGGGTAAAGACCTTAAAGGGTTCTCGTATAACACTCTTGTAACAGGTGACTTCTTAATTGAAGGTAACAAGTTCAATGATACTACATTCTCAAATAACATAGTAGCTACTCAGGCTTCGTTCGGCGTTAATACCTTCTTAGGCACAGCTACAGTTATTCAACCGGTAGATCGTAGAACGATTACCCAACAATATCGTAACCTACCTGATACTTCTGGTGTTAAGAGTCCCATTAATGACGCATATTTCAATACTGAAATTCGTAACGCTAACTTAGACCTTAACTTTAAAGAAGTATTAACTGTTCCATTACGGTCAGGTTGTAAGATTACTATTACAGGTGCAGATGCTACATCTAGCGCGGGTTCTAAAGCATATGTGGAATTATTTGTTAATTCAGACAACTCTACAACTGTCATGACACACAACGAAATAATTAATGACCCATTGTATGGTGTTAAGTACTCATGGTCCGGACGGACACTTAGCTTAGCAGGTATTACATTATCTGCAAATACATTCATAGTAAAAGTTGACGTGTTTAGTGCTTTACCTCAGTACTCTAAAGTAACTTGGTTGATATAGGAGAAATAAATTGAACATCATAGATCAGTTCTATGTAGTTCTGATCTATGTATGGTCAGGCTTAGACAAATTGATCGTAGGTGCTGCTGCTACATCTTTTGTAGTGGCACTGCTACGAACTAAGAAAGAAGATAATAAATTCTCGTTTATTGAAGCACTACTTTGCGGTATCTTTACAGCTATCGCATTAGTAGGTATGAGCTTCTTAGGCACATTAACAGGTATCATTGTACCTGAAACATTAACTGCTGGTGCTGCTCACGTAGTAGCTGGCTTTATTGGTTGGTACGGTACAGTACGAACTATGAAATATTTAGAAGGGAAGGTGTCAAATGATTCTGACTAAAGACGGGTTTAGTATTATCCGTAATGAATTATTCGGAGGTACGTTAGATCAAACTCAAGTAGATGCAATAAACTTTATTGTAGAGAAAGCTACTGAGTCTGGTTTATCTTATCCAGAGGCAGCCTATTTACTAGCTACCATTTATCATGAGACTGGTCTACCAAGCGGTTATAGAACTATGCGACCGATTAAAGAAGCTGGTTCGGATAGCTACCTTCGATCTAAGAAGTACTACCCGTACATTGGTTACGGTTATATCCAATTAACTTGGAAGGATAACTACGAACGTATTGGTAAACTTATTGGAATTGATCTGATCAAGAATCCTGAGAAAGCGCTAGAACCATTAATTGCTATTCAGATTGCTATCAAAGGCATGTTGAATGGTTGGTTCACAGGTGTTGGATTCCGACGTAAACGTCCAGTTAGTAAGTACAATAAACAGCAGTACGTAGCTGCTCGTAATATCATTAATGGGAAAGATAAGGCTGAACTTATAGCGAAGTACGCTATTATCTTTGAACGCGCTCTACGGAGCTTATAGGAGGGTTTATGGACGGTTATGGTCTAGGTGTTGAAGGTTACGACAGTTAGGAGGATTCTATGGCAGGTAAGAAAACAGGGGCTAGTGTTAGCCGTCTATGCTTATTGCATGAGTTGTTGGTGGATATGTTCATTAAAGACATCCAAGATGCTATCGAAGGTGACTACCCTTTAGCATCTGCTGATAAGAACGTTATCGTTACGTTCCTAAAGAATGAAAGTATCACAGCCACACCTGATGCAGATGGTATGGAGAAATTAAAAGAAGAGTTAAAAGAACTATCCGAAACACAACGTGCGAAGGTAGATGCTTTAGTAACACAAGTTGAATCAGGTCAATTCGATGATCTGTTAGGACCTATACAATAAGGAGTTGTTATGATTGATGCGACGTTCCGAGAACGCTTTAAAAGATTACGGGCACATGTTGCCCAACACAATGATAGACCAGAGTTAATCCCTAAAGAAGATCGTGAAATGTTCGCATTAATGTTTGCAGGGTTATTCCTGAGTTTTCGAGACTTTGCTGAGTTAGGTATGGCTTATCTCGGTTTTAAGATGTCGGAGATTCAGGAGGACATTGCAGACTACATGCAACATGGTTATAAGTACCGTATGGTGCAGGCACAACGTGGGCAGGCTAAGAGTACCTTAGCTGCTTTATATTGCATCTGGAGGCTTATACAGCGTCCTAAAGACCGTTGTTTGATTGTATCTGCTGGTGGTGATCAGGCTGACTCTATCGCACTGATTATTACACGTATCATTAACCAATGGGACATCTTATGTTGGATGCGTCCAGATACGACCAGAGGTGATAGGGATAGTGCTAAGAACTACGATATTCATTGTGATCTAAAAGGTATTGATAAATCCGCTTCTGTATCTTCTGTAGGTATTTCTGCACAATTAGCAGGTAAACGTGCTGACTTTCTATTAGCAGACGATATTGAGGTTATGCGTAACTCTATGACTCAAACAGAGCGTGAGAAGTTAGCATTACAGACTCGTGAGTTCTCCGCTATCTGTATTCATGGTGACATTATGTATTTAGGTACACCTCAGACTAAGGACTCGATTTATCGTGAACTACCTCGTCGTGGTTTTAGTGTTCGAGTTTGGACAGGTCGATACCCTACAAATGAAGAGTTAGAACGTTATGGATCAGGTACAGAGATTGCACCTATGATCATGAAGCGTTTATTAGAAAATCCAGAATTACAAACAGGTGGTGGTATCGAAGGTAACAGAGGGCAACCTACTGACCCTGACCACATCGGAGAAGAGACTCTTCAATCTAAAGAGTTGGATTATGGTCCAGAAGGTTTTGCATTACAGTACATGTTAGATACAACATTATCTGATGAGATGCGTACCAAGATTAAACTATCAGATATTCCTGTAGTCGGTACAGGTACAGATTCCGCACCAGAGGTGGTTCAGTACAAATGTGATCCAACTACAGCATATAAAGAATTAACACCAGCAATGACAGCCTTTCGTATGTATTGGGGTATTGGTTCTGATAAGTCTGTACCATTTGAACATAAGGTTATGATTATTGACCCTGCTGGTTCAGGTGGGGATGAGATTGCATTCGCTACAGGTGCAGCTACTAACTCCTATATTTACTTACTATCGGTAGGTGGTTTTAAGGGTGGTACAAAAGAAGAGAACTTGAATAAGGTTATCATGAAGATGGTTACGTCAGGTATTAAAGATTTAGATATTGAACGTAACATGGGTCATGGTACTGTTACTCAGTTAGTTGTAGCTCAAATTGAGAAGTTGCGTTTAAAGGCTTCTAAAGGCTCACAGGACGACGATTTCCTTGAACTGCTACAATCCTACGGTGTTACCCATTCAGAGCTTAATAGCGCGCTCTCAGGCGTTGCTGTGAACGATTATTTCGTTACTACTCAGAAAGAGCGTCGTATTATTGATACTATCTCTCCTGTGACTCGTCGTCATAAGTTAGTAGTGACAAGTTCAGCTATTCAAGAAGATTGGGAATACTGCTTACAACATCCTATGGAGAAGCGTAACCAATATAGCTGTTTCTATCAGTTAGGTAATATTACTTATGATAGAGGTAGTTTGGTACATGATGACCGTGCTGACTGTGTACAACGGTTAGTAGAGCGTCTATCACCATTCTTAGCTAAAGATGATGAAGCTGGTGCAGTTAAACGCCGTGAGGAAGAGATTGCAGAGTGGAGACGTAATCCTATGGGTTATACACATGGTAAGTTCGCTAACACTGGTATGCGTAGAGGTTCAGGAACTACTAAGAAGTTTGGAGGACGTCGTAAATGACAGAACAAGAAATTAAAGAAAGACTAGCTCGTAATTGGTTAGTCATTAATACTGCTAAGCAGTTAGTACTATTCGTAAAGGAGAAATTAAATGAAGGTAAATCTATCAGCACTAAAGAAGATCAAGCATAGTGATGCAGTTAATGTAATTAGTACTCTAGGAACAGTTGTAGAGAGCGCTAAGGCTGTTAATTCTGTTCAGGAGTACAAAGGTAAGGACAAGGTTAATAAAGGGCTATCAGGAGCTTCTAAAGCGCTAGATATAGCTGCTGTTATTCTTAACATTCTAAAGTAGTTTACTAAGGACTGTTGGTGACTCATGTGGGAAAGGTTCTCTTGCAAGTTATAGTTGAATCCAAAATTTGACATATATTTGTGAAAGGGTCTCTCCCACCTAACCCGTCCCGTTTACCCCCCTGTACCACCTTTCTTGAGGAATTTTCTTAGAACTCTCTTAGGAGAGTCCTTATCAGTGTCTATAGGATAGTTCAAGGTTATCAATCATAATAGTATCCCTTATCAACTATATAGGACGCATCTTATCAACTATATTATCAGTTGTCTACACCTTTCTTAATATATTTATATAGAACATCACTCGGAGAGTGTATAGTGCTAGGAAGATCGCTAGGGAATCACTAGGAAGATCACTTATCAGCTATCTTATCAACGTATATCAGAAGGTTCTAGGTTCTTTCTCTGAACGTCTGTATTGGTTCGGGAGCT